AGGAAAATATATGAGCATAGTCCCACCAAGTGATATCCCTATTTCGTTAGACTACACGGGTCGTGATTACTATTCGATTCGTGAACAACTAATCGCACGTATTCAAGACCGATTGCCAAATTGGTCTGCTTCCAACCCTGCTGACTTTGGCGTTGCTTTAGTTGAAGCATTTGCGTACATGGGCGATTTAATGTCTTATTATATTGACCGAAATGTAAATGAGTCATTCATCGCTAGTGCAACCCAGAGAGACAGCGTTCTTAATATTGCCCAAAGTTATGGGTATGTCCCATCAGGATACCGACAAGCAAACGTTACGTTAACATTCACAAACTCTTCTGAAACAGATGTAATAACAATTCCTGCAGGAACTGTAGTTTCTGGAGACGTTATTATTGGAGATACTGTTAATACGGTTTACTTTACAACCGAATCAGATGTACTCATTGACCCAGATATTGATAACGGTATTGCAGATATGACAGCAAAAGAAGGTCGTAGCGTTACATTGGTTTCAGATTATGCTAACGAATTTGGAGAACTTGTAGGTACTTCCGCAGGAACTCCAAATCAATCTTTTGTGTTGGGAGAAAACCCAGCAGTAGAAGGTTCTTTAGAGGTTTACGTTCAAGGAGGAGCCTCTTACTCTAAGTGGCGTCAAGTACAGACCTTAGTAGACGCTAACCCTTTTGACCAAGTTTTTACCGTCACAAGTGATGGGGAAAACAACCTTTACGTTAATTTTGGTGATGGTGTATCTGGAGCAATCCCAGTAAACTTTGCTGAAATTAGAGTTCTCTATGTTGTGGGTGGTGGTGTTCTAGGTAACGTTACTACTGGAGTTCTTACAAACATTGATTATGTTCCAGGGCTTTCAACAAATGACTTAATTGCTCTTCAAGCACTTATAACCGTTACTAACGATGAAGTAGGTTATGGTGGTTCTGAACCAGAATCTTTAGCAGAAATTCGTTACGCTGCGCCTTTAACTCTTCGTGCAAACAACCGTGCAATTACTTTGCAAGATTTTAATAACCTTGCGCTTGGAGTTACAAACTGCGGTAAAGCAAACGCAACTTCAGATATTTGGACCTCTGTAACTCTGTACGTAGCACCATCACGTAATGAAGGAGACCCAGATTTACAGCCAGGCCTTGACGATAACGGAGACCCAACAATTGAGTACGACACTTTGGCTGCAGATGTAGAAACTGCTTTAACTCCAAATCTTCTTATCGGAACTTCTTTAACTGTCCAACCTCCTGTCTATGTAGACATTATTCTTACGGTTCAATACGCAAAACAACCTCAGTACACTACAACCGAGGTTGAAGCGTCTATTAAATCTGTTCTTACAACTTTTTATGGGTACTACTACAACACTTTTGGTCAAACAATTTATGTTCAAGATATTGAAACCACGCTTAATAACGACGTTACTGGTATAAAAATTGCAAAACTTGTAAATTTACATAGGCCTTTAGGAACTGGTTTAAACACTTTAGTTGGAGCAGCAGATGAAATTTTCCGCATCAAAGAAGAAAACATCAGCATAGGACTTCTTACCTAATGTCATCAGGACGACAAGATTTTTCAGGTGTGTATAGAGGAACGGTAATTAACAACCGAGACCCTAAAAAACAAAGGCGTTTACAACTTGAACTAACCACATCTGTTGGTCATTTTACAGACTGGGTAGAACCAATGGAGCCCGCCAATGTGAGCATTGAAGTTCCAGAAATTGGTCAAGGTGTTTGGGTTCTTTTTCGTGCAGCGGACCATGAATACCCAGTATGGGTTGGTTCATTTGGAAAACACAAAGGGAAAAGCAAAAGACTTTACATAAAGGCTCTTCCTGATTCTGTAGTTATTTCTACATTAACTACGTACGTTAAAACCGTAAAACAAGTTGATGGAACAACAGAGATTGACTTAATGAGCACTTTAATTGCTATGGCAAATGCTTTAAAAGACCACCAAACCAGACTTACTGCCGCTGAAGGGAAAATAACTACTTTAGAAGGCAAAGTTTCTACCTTAGAAACACAAATGACAGGAAAAGCCGCAACGGGACATACCCATTAGGCGTTAAGGCAGTAAATTAAAAGCAAAGACGAGAAAATACAAGCAGATATTGAGAGGATAACCTAGTGCCAACATCACCACTATACCCAGGTGCCGTACGTAACTTTGGGTCTGACGTTGTTAACTTTACGGACACCATTTTGGCTGACCACGTTAACATTCTTCGTGCCGAGGTTAACTCTGTCCAAACAGTTCTTGGAACATTCTTAAACTTAAGTTCAGGTTGGACTGGTTCATTTACCCGTCCTAATATTTCAACCACTTGGAATAGCCTTAAAGACCGTCTCGCAAACATTGAGTACGGCCTAAATACTGCCTACTCAGCAAGAACACCTGTTGGCGGTAGTACGGGTCAAGTTCTAGTAAAAAGTTCAAGCAGTGATTATGACTTTGCTTGGACAACGTTTACTGGTCTTCCTTCACAGTCTACTAACACTGGTAAATTTCTAACAACGGATGGCAGTGCTGCTTCTTGGGCATCTATTAGCCAAGTTCCTTCTCAGTCAGGTGCAAATGGTAAATACCTTACATCAGACGGTACTACCGCTTCTTGGGATACAGTTGAAGCCTCTGGTGGAGCAAATGAATTTGTCCTAATGATGATGGGCGCATAAAGAAGGGCATTAAATGTCAAAGTATGGCTATTCCGTATACGGTGCTAACAGATACGGTCTAACACCTAAACTTGCGTACTCCGTTGAGCCTATGGGCATTAACGTAATTCAATTTAACCAAGTTTTTGTAATATGGCAATTACCTACTGGAGACTTTACTCGTTTCCGTGTTGTTCGCAACCAAAACGCTTGGCCTGAAACTTCTGAAGACGGAGTTATCATTTATGAACAAAACTCATTAGATGGTTCAAGTCTTGAAGGTTCTGTTGCCGCATCATCCATCTTAGATGGAGTAGATAATCCAACCCAAACTCCAATTAATCAAGGTAGAAATATTTATTACCGTGTTTTTCTTTACACCAATGAAAATATTTGGGTAAGAGCAGGACAAATTGCAGATATTGTCCCAAAAAATACTAATGCAATAACAAAAATGATGGATTTACTACCACGTGTGTTGACTAGTTCCGTGTTAAGTCCTTTAGGAGTTATTGACGAAGCCTCAGACTTGTACAAATTTTTAGATGGTTTAGCGTTCTCTTACGAACAAATGTTGACAGAAATTGCGCTAGCACGGCCTTCACAGAGTGTAGACAGTTCAAACTACAACACTATTCCTGGAGAAGTTTTAAATGTTGGACTAAACCCTGAGCCAAACTTACCAGTGCTTAGGCAGCGTGCTTTAATTCGTGAAGCAATACCTCTTTATAAAAGTAAAGGTACAACTTTAGGAATAGCAGGTTACGCAGAATCACTAACTGGTTTTGCTCCAACAGTTACTGTTTCCCCTAATTTAATGCTTACTATTCAAGACTCTACTTTTTATGGAAACACAGGACGTTGGGTTCCAACAAACGCAACAATCTCATCAACTGATGAAATGATTCCAGATAATTCTGATAAATCTATTGATTTGGTGTACACCCTCAAGGTTATAGCAGCAACAACTAGTGCCAGCATTTCTTTAGGGTTAAATGCTCCAATTACTCAAGGAATACCAATCAAACCAAGCACCGAGTACGTATATAGGGCAAAAATAAAGTGCCCAACAAGTGGAAATGCAACCTTAAAAATAGAGTATTACGATAAAGATGGAACTGTAATATCGAATGTTACACAAGCAATCTCTGCTACAAATTCTTGGCAAACGGTTAGTAAAACAAACACGTCTCCAAGTAATGCTTCTTATGTAGTTTTGTACATTTTATTTAGTACAGCAACTACATACTTTGTAGACATGGTTTACGTTGGCGCTACTCCTTTTGTAGAATATGACGAAGCAAGGGCTGTAACAATTAATCTTGCTCCAACCTCAGAGAACTATGTAGAAAATCCATCCTTTGAAGTAGACGATAGTAACTGGACTCTTACAGGCTTAACCTTTACTCAAGATGCCGATGTTCCATTTGTAGGTTACCCAGGTTCATCTAGTGGAAAATTTGTTGCTGCTGGTGCTTGGACTTTAGAATGCGATTCAAGTTTTCCTGTAGAAACAGGTATTTACTTTAACGTTTCTCAATATATTAAGTCATCAAACATAACAACTATTGACGTAACTATAGAGTTGTACGATGTTAATGACGAACTTGTAGACTCTGAAACTAGTTCTCAAGAGGTAACAAACACGTGGGAAAGAAGTTACACCTCTATCCTTATCCCAACTGATTCAACGGCGGTATACGCAAAGGTTCGTTACGAAGGAACTGTTGGAACTTTCTACATAGACATGGTAATGGCGCAAGATACGTTTGCTCCAACAGACTACTTTGATGGCTCTATGCCCGAATTGGTAGGAGCAATCTGGGAAGGAACGGCACACGAGTCAGCCAGCCTTTACTACCCAAATAAATCTACTAAGATTCTACGCCTTGCCCAAACTCTTGAGGATTGGATTCCTATGAACGTTTGGTGGAGAATTGAGACCCCTGCAGGATTGGAATATACCAACTTAGACGTGTAGGCTCTGCCTCATGGTTGACTATATTCTTGCTTCTCTCATGGTGGGCATGGCTCTCACCTACATTCTTGAACTAGTTGATTTGGGCTTTGTTTCACGGGCTTCACTCAACAAGTTCTTAACTCTACCCCTTAGCATCGGCGGATTTTATTTGCTAGGTTATTGGGACACTTCACTTGTAGTGGCAGTTCCATCATCAATATTTGTCGCTCTATACATCGGCAAACAACTAAACAAACCAGCACAGGTAATAACACCACGACTACCACGAATATAAGAGGGCGCTATGAACATTGCAGTAATATCTTTTAAAGATGTTGATGTAACACTAGGAATTCAAGAACTTATCCAGACGTATGGGGAAGACAATCCAATCTTTTTTCTTCCTCTAACTAAGTCATATAACCTGTTTACCCAAAGCGTTATTGACACGTGCAGAAGTAACGGGGTTGAAGTTCACTGCTTCTTCCCAAATGCAAATGGCTTTGAAGAGTTACTTACACAAGCAGATGACATTATCCTCACTGACAATCCAGTAAAGGAAGTACTTCGTCAGTTGAACGCAAACGACTCACTTGGCATTGTCTGGGATGATTCGCCGCAGGCCCATTTTGCCTTGCACTCAGTTGAAGACCTTGCCATTGACGTTT